CCCCCCTCGCTTATTTGGCCGAGGGTTTCACCGCAGGAAGGGTTGTACCGAGGTGCCGAGTCTCGATGCCGCTTCCGTTCTAGGCCCCTATCCTGCAATTCTCAATAGGGGCTGGAGTGCTGGTGGCTTGCTACGCTGCTATGTCGGTCCGGGGTCCTTTCATGTCCCGATGTCCACTACTTATATCGGCTAGATCAGTCCAGCACAATAGGGTATTTCGGTGGTGTATCGGTGTGAAAGTACCTAAGTCCTTTGGTGCCAAGGGTTTACAGCCAGAAATAAATATTATTTGGTACTAAACTAATGTAAGTCGTTTGGTACCAAGGGTTTACAAAAAAAACACCTAGGGCCACGCGTAAACCCTTTGGTATCAAGAGGTTACGACGATCCTAGGTGATCCCGGGGGCCGTTAGGTGCCTGTTAGCCTAACGGATACCTAACGGCCAGACCCTAGGTCTAGGGTTCCACGTGGAACCCCGGGGGTACCCCCGTTAGGTATCTGTTAGGGTACCCCGGGCTGTTAGGTATCTGTTAGGGTACCTCAGTCTGTTAGGTATCTGTTAGGGTACCCCCACGGGGGTTGCTGGGGGCGGCCGGGGTATATATAAGACTTCAGATTTTTTCTTCTAAAAAGTCCCAAGGGCACAGAGTACCACATAGGGAATATCCAGAAGGATGTAGATGCGGGGCCAGAAGAGCATTACCATTTAGTCTTGTCAGCCCAGTAGGCAGCAGACATCTTCCCCTTGGCGATATTCTTGCGGTGCCGGGCCTTGAAGGATTTCCGCTTGGCCTTCATCTTGGCTCCCTCACCGGCCTTAGGTTTCCCAGCGGTCTTAGCCCCCTGCTCCCCAAATCGGATCATCTTGAGTTTATGTCCAACCTGAGCCAAGACCATGTGGGACTTCTTAGGATGGTTGGGGGTCCGCTTGGGCTTATTGACTCCCTTGAGTCTATGCTTCTTGATTAGACGCTTACGTCTCTTTTCGTGGGCCATAATGGTCCTTCCTCTCAGGAGCCCTAGGATCGCCTCTGAGCCACTTTCGGTTTCAGGGGGGTAATCCTATGCATTCAGACAGAAATCCGTAGGGCAGCCGTCTACGGGCTTCCTAACGATCTCTGTGATGGCACTGTGGGGGATAGCGTTGATATTGCCCACCAGATCCTCAGAGGAGTCCATGGTAGAGACAATAACGATGTAATCTTCTTCTGACCGGACAATCCAGCCAAGGGTTTCCATTTGGGCTGGCTTGAGGGCCTTAGCCTCCTCCAGTCCCATCCAAGAGCCATCGTAGGAGGTAATGTCGGTCCACCGGACCAGCACGCATTGGCAATCCCCTTGACGGCGGCAGGTTCCAAGTAGACAGGTCATTATGCAGTTCTCCCCATTGAGAGTTGTTCCATAGCGGTACCACGGGTTCGACGAGTGGCCTTCTTACGGGTCTTCCGTCGCTTACGCTTTTTCTTGTACCATGCGGTTTCGTTTGCGTAGATCGTGTTACCAGCCTTGTCGGTTCCCGATGGGGTTCGTTTGGTGTAATCAGGCATTATTTCTTGTCCTTGGTGTTGTGATTCTTAGTTGGAATATTCTCAAGGTCCCAGCCAAATCCGATTTGTTCGGGACGTTGGAGTGATTTCTTTCTGGTCCGCCTCGTTCGAGGGGGAGGTTGGTTCTGAGGTCCACCTGAGGTTCCCCCTTGTCCGGGGGTGCTTCCTCCGACTCCTCCGCCGCCACCGCCAGCCATGATAGTTCTCCTTAGGTTTCTTTTCTATATATTCATTATTTGTCTTTAACGAGGGTTTCCCTTAGGCCCCTTCTTAAACTCGGCCATTTGGATTTCCTTCCTGACATCTTCGGGCAGGCACAGGAGAAGAGACTTCATATCCTCCGCCAGAGCCTCCCTGTCCCTGATGTCCAGAAGGTACTCACAATAGGTCAGGATCACGTCCTTGGCCCTTTGGATGACTACTGCTTTTTCTATATCCATGTGTTGCCTTTCGGCTTTCTGCCCACCGTATGCTCCATAAATTTCTCTAGTTCTCTATCCATCATCTGGTCCTTCCTGCTCTTGATCTTATCATCGGCATTCTGGGCCATCTGCTCTACCCAGTAGTTTACCGCAATAGCCAAGACATCAAGCCTATCGTCGTGGGCAAGGGAGCCCTTCTGCCGGGTGATACGAGTCATCTGGTAGAAGAGTTGATACTGAAGGGCTTTCTCAGGGGTAAGGTGCTGGGTAGACCTATAGTCTTTCTCCACTAGAGACTCATCAATGCATAGTTTATGCTGGTTCATCAAAGGCTCTAGGGTGTCGATTATCCGCTTCTCCTTCTGGATCGAGTGCCTGACCTCTTCCATACTGACCGGATAAATCTTAGTCATAATGGGTTTAAGCAGTTCAGTAAACATGCCATCCCCAAAGTTGCTCTCAATAATGACCGCATTAACCTTCTGGTCCTTGGCGATCTTAGCCAGAGACTCCAGCGTCTCCTGACTGTAGCCCCCGGGTATCCCGCCGATATCGGTGACATACAGGAAACCATTAAGCATCTTAATAACACAGTAAGCAGTTTCGTCCTGTCCCCGGCCTGAGGGGTCTACCGCGAGGACGCTACCTGTGTATGGGACCCAGTCACCAGTGACAGCCATGGGGCGATAGAAGCGGTCCCCTGAGAAGCCGACATTGGGCAGTTCCTTGTGGGCGAGACTAGGCTCCGCTGCCCAGATGACTTTCTCTGGAGCATTCTCAGGATTGAGACTCATGACCACGAGGTCTGACAGTTTAAGCGGGTACCGCCCAGCATCGCTGAGAGATGTGTCTAGCATGAACTGGAGGTCAAAGCCTGATCGGCCATAGGAGGCTTCACGCTCTAGGAGATCGAACTCGTCAAACCGTCCGGGGTCAGTCGGGTCCCCCTGCCTCTCCTCATTCCAATTGTCCTCAATAATGGGAGCAAGTTTCTCTCCATACAGGATCTTCTGCTTTTCCTTCGGATACCTAGCAGGCCAGATGCGGATATCGTAGCCGCGTTGAGGGAGAGCGTTGTAGATCGACTGCTCAGTCTGAGGGGTGCCCAGATACAGCACATGGCCTCCGGGCTTCAAGACAGCATCGAACTCCTTGATGGTCTCGCTGAGTTTGTCTCTCATTGTCTGCGTGGCTGAGTTGTTCCAACTTTCCACATCGTCCGCTACGATCAGGTCCGCACGGCTGCCGGTGATTGCACTGGTTATTCCCTTGGATGTTACCGAGGGTGCGTGGGCGTTGGGAGCCGGGCCTACATCGAAAGCGATCTTTGAATTTCGTTGGTGGTCCCCGGGCCGCAAGTGCTGGAGCAGGGGCATTTCCGAGATTAAGCGAAGAGTGAATGTAGAGAAATCATCTGCTCGCTGCTTGGACGCGGAGACCACCAGAATGTTTTTGTCGGGCTGTAGCAGCAACTGATGGCATACATAGGCCGACGTAATCCACGACTTACCGACCCCACGGAATGCCTGCACACACCGACGCTTGGGGCCGTTCTGGACATAGTCCGCAATATCATACTGGACCGTAGTGGGCTCAGGAAGTCCCAGTTGGTCCCACGCAAGATACAGGAAGTTGCGGAAGTCTTTAAGTCTTGGATCTATTTCCATTTAATCTTTTTCCACAGAATCTTGAAGGGCTTGACTAGAGAAGCGACTTTGCTAAGTATAGTCATAATAGCCCCAAATACTGAGGTATCTGTTGTCTTCTTGAGAAAAATCATCCGGCCTCCTCGCTGGGTGCTTCTGGATCAAAGGGAAGAACCTTGGCTAGATTGAGAAGAGGCTCGCTCTGGTTGGCTGAAGCGTCGATGCCGTTGTCCTTGAGGAACTGACGGGCAACACTGAGGTCAGCCGATGTGGCCTCTCCAGTCTGGATTCGTCGTAGGAGTTCCTCTCCAATACCGTGATGGAGGGTCTCCATTAGTTTCTTCATATCAACCATAGTAATCTACCTCAGGAGGCAGCAACGGCGTAACGAAAGGTACACTTACCCGACTGACCTACGGTCTGTGCGTTCTGGTTAAAGTGGAACCGAATGTACGGTACGTTGGCAAAGTTAGTGAGATCCACAGCGTAGACATACGTCCCTGTATTATTGGGGGTAGTGTCAGAAGAGAGAGTTGCGAGGGTGGCCCAACTGGTTCCGCTTAGAGAACCCTCGACTAGAAGGTTTGCAGCAACATCGGCGTAAGCAACGGTAATGACCTGCTCGACAACGATTTTGTTGCCAGCAAGTTTATCCGTAATAGATACCGATGCAAGACTGTTATCCCCGGCTGCTAGGGTGTCAGATTCTGCTGATGTTTTTACCGAATAGGAACCTACTGTGGCTCCGGTAAAAGCCTTTGATTGCGCTTCAATAGACATTACATTTCCTCATTAAGACCAAGTTCTAAAGATCCAAGAAACAACTGTCGCGGCAACTGAGCCTACGACCATAGCCCCTCCCATAAGGGCTGCCTTCCCCTGCTCAAGAATACGGATGCGGCTTTCCATAGTATCTAGGGTTTCCGCATGAGTATGCTGCATGTGCAGGAGGGATTCTACTTTCCCCTCAAGCCTGCCCAATGCCAATAGTATATCACGTTCGCCATCCATTACTTCGCTCCCTGTTATGACACTTCGACCGCGTAAAGTTGAGTACGGTCGGTTGCACCGTAGGACAGGACACTGGTGCCTGCGTCTGTGTCGAACAGTCTAGCAAATACATCGATAGTAAATGCTGTTCTGTTACTCGTAGTAAACGAGGCAATTACAGGAACCGTGTAATAGGTGTTGACGCTTTCTTGGGCGTGTCGGTCAGTTGTCCGTACCATTGGCCCAAGTTGCGTTCCGCCCGACTGGGCTCCGTTCAAGGCAGCACTATCGTCTTTATAGAGTTTCAAGATAAACCCGTTCTTTACTGCACTTGACGTTTCGGACGCTACCAGAACATTGACATTGCCCCATACAAGCCAAGTAGACGAGTACGACTTAGGTGTCGCAGAAATACGGTGGGCACTTCGCTTGTATGTCGTGGTTGTATTGGCAGCCATTTCAGAACCGCCATAGGCTCCTGCAACAATCTGACGAACATCGCCCAGAGGCAAGGCACCGTCATAGTCCTTGGTAGCCTCTGCCTTTTCCTGAGAGACAAACAGCAGGTACCGCTGGATGTCATCGAGGTCTACAGCCTTAAGTACAGACCCGTCAGAGAAGTCTTTGTACAGAACGCTAGACACATCAGTATCCCGGTAAATCTTTACTACGTCTGATCCCCCAGCGTCAGGGTCTAATTCGACTGAAGATCCTGCATAAGGGTACGCCGTAGATGGAGTGATCGAGACCCCATCAGTTCTTGCGGCTCCGTTTACTTCCACCTTAACGTCTGTAGTTCGCAGGTGGGGTTTACTGAAGTTATAGGGGGTATTCCCCCCGGTATATTTGATAAATGAATCAGCCATAGTTTATTTATTGGGGAGGCCAGTAGCCTCAATTCCCATCTCCATGAGGTTAGAAGGGCCAAACATGTTTTGCCAAGGAAGAACTCTTTTAATTTTTCTGAGGTAATCTTGAGTCATTACATCATCCATATTTCGATCTGCTGCTCCGTCGTATATGTCTCCGCCAATGTCCTCCCACGCTTTAATGAGAGAGTATGTGGGGACTCCATCTACAATTCCTGAGACTACCCCTGTACTAGCAGCACCGTACTGAAAGAGGCCGTCTCTAGGATAATCTTTGAACATAAGCGGGCCCACCATATCTAAGGGGGCTCCCATTAGTCCCCAAGGTCCTGAGCCCGCAACGCCCATTGATACAACTCTTTCAGGGGTCAGCCGCTCGTCCACAAACTCTTTTGCTTTATCGGGGTCCATTCCAACTGTTTTGCCCAAAGTCTGGAGGTAGTAAGTGAACATTCGCGGGAGAAGACTCATGGTCAAGACAGCGAAAGAAACAGCGTCCCCTCTTCGGAGGTTGTACCCCAACTGCTGAGTAAGGGCACCAAGAGCAAACGATCTAAACTGAACAACCGCCCGACCAACCGGGTGATTGGCCCACCAAGAAAGATTGGAAACAGAAGTTCTCTGAATGTTTCTATCGAGTTCCCGAGACAAAGCCGCGCCAAACCGCATGACAAGGGCTTCATCCTGCCAGTCATCGAAGTTGGGGGCCAAATATTTAGTCTTAAATCGGTAGTTTGTTTTCGTTTGAATAATGCCCGGAGTCTGTAGTATTTTAATAATCTTAGTAATATCTTCGTCACTAAGCCCGAGTTCGTTAAGCCTATCTTTAGCCCACCAATTGTGGCCTTCCTTAAATACGCCTACCCCGCCTTTTTTATCTATCTTCATGCAGGTATTTAGAAACCTCTGGTACGAAGACTCTAGGGTAGCCATGCGGCATATATGGTCAATCGGCCCAATACCAAAGGGATTTAGATGAGTACCCATGCGTAGGAAGGTATTAATCCGTTCTCCCCATATGCCCATATGCATCCTGCCCTGTCTAGTAAAGGGATTCTTTTTGGCTAGGCTGTTTCGTATTCCCTTCTCACTCAACTGTTTTGAATCCGCTATAGCACCCATAAAGTCCATGGATTCGTCCAAACGATACTGAACAAATCTAGTGTAAAGACCACTAAACGGGGTAACTGCTGCCTCTAGTTCTGCGAGTACAGGACTACTAAACTCAGCCCCTCCATACTTAAAGGCTTCAATGGGACGGCGAATAACAGAGATAAGTCCGCCAAACATAGACTCGATGGAGGTTAGTCGGTTTAGAAGTATTGTATTCAAGAACTCTACTGAATTTGCCCACCCAGCGTCATTCATGTAAACATGGTGAGAGTAATCCATAGCAGTGCGGGAAACTTTAGAAACAAAAGCCGAGTCTCCTTGGGGAAGCCCCATCATCGAACGGTAGTGAGACTGGAGACCCATCTTAACTTTTTTCCACTCGTTGTTGTTAAGGTCGCCTCCTTCTTTCCTTACCTTGTCCTCAAGCCATCCTATAACATCGTCAATCCTGTAAGACGGAAGGATGTCTCCTTCGTCCAGTACATCATCAACAACTTTTTGCCAGTAGCCTGCCCCACGATTTCTTTTGACCGTAGACTGGTACAACGAATCCATGTCGTTAACGAGCAAGTCGGTAAACCCAAGTCCAGTTTCAGGGTCTACATACGTTTCGTCAAATTTAAGTCTTGCGCTACCGCCCTTAACTATGCTCTTTTTATTCCGTATAGGGGCGATAAGATCCATAAACTCTTCAAACGAATCTTCGTCCATTCTTCCTGTTTTGACCAAATCGGCATGGGCTTTGTCTTTGAACTTTGCCCACGCTTTTGTGTTTGTCATTCGGCCAGTAACGTATCCTTCTTCGGTACCGGCTCTAATAGCCCTGTCAACAATCATATCCAGAGTTTCTTCGTCTGTAATATTTGATCCGCTTTTGAATGATCCTTTCAAGATTCTTTTAAGAACCTCTGGTTCTGCGTCGAGGAGTTGAATCATTGCAACCTTGTTCCAAACGCGAGGAACATACGCATTGTCAAAGTCAGTGTGGTGAAGCCCAAACTCTGCCGCAAATTGACGCTCTTTGTTTAGTTGGGCTCGCCAATATCCCACGGCTTCTCCCATGGCTCCCTCATAAGTCTCCCCTGATCGGACAGCATCCAAAATCATTTTATGGGCTTTCGTTGTCGCGTGCCGACGAGTACCTTCGATTCCCATTTCTTTGATTACTGCTCTAACCATAGGAGCCATATTATGTCGGAAATTAGTTACATTCAATCCCCAGACTCTGTTGGCTTCCCTCAGAAGAGAATAATTGTTTCTCATAAAGCCGTCATCAGCAAGTAGGGTTCCCAGTCTACGGACTTTTTCGCTGGCATGATTTAGAAAAGTTCCCGCAGCCGTGCCAAGAAGAGGAGCATTGTTAACCATGTCCACCATCATTTGAATTGGATTTCTAGATTCCTTGGACGGATCATAGGTTTCTGAATGTTCTACAATATCATCAATTGCTTGGCCGGACCACTCTCTTGTATTTTTATCTGCGTGCCTAGAGTAATCATCGGCAGCGTAATCAGCGCGGGCCGCATTCAAATCTTTTTGGGTATTCGCTACGTTTTTACGAAGGGGGCCCATGGTGTCGCTTCTTGTTACCCCTACTCCTGACATAGTTTCTCTTTGGGCTTGTCGGATCGCAGCCCTTAGTTCAGATGCCGATCCTCGTTCTACAACGTCAATATCTAAGCCAAGGTCATCTGCGATTTGTTTAAGTTGGCCGATTGAAGATTTTTCAAGGTATTCTAGTTCTTTTTGCGTAGCGTTGTTTAGTGACTTTTTAGCCTCGGCGTTGGCTTCCTCTAATGCTTTAATTCTTGCTTCATGTTCCTTAGGCGTAAGTGCGGCACCTCTTTCGAGCCTTCTTCCG